TAACGTAGGACTTTGCAAGCTTATCTACTGTGTCAAAAGTTTGCAGACTAGGCTCATTCCTCAATCCTTCTGGAAGTGAGGATGCCTGAAACTGCATTGCTGTGACTTCTTCTGCACTAGCTTGTCCTGTGCTTTCTGCAGGGGCTTGTGTTTCTTCTGTCATATTTTTTATTGATTAGGGTTGTGACTGCCTATTATGGCGAGCCAGTTCTTGTTGATCGTAGCGCAACCGAAGTGCCCTCAGATCAGTGTCCACCTTCTCCAGAATCGATAAGATCAGACTACGCTGACCATCCTGCCATGAGGCAATATAAGGATCAGGAGTTGGTGTGGTTTTAAAAACAAAATGATCTTTTACTAATTTATCCAGTACACGCTTTCCTGCATCTGTACTAAAACATTCCTTGAAATCTGCTCGTATTTGCGATTCTCTTGTGAGCCAATCCATTAAGGTTTCTTTTTATATGGTCTATTTGCATGACACTGCATACATACCATCGTGTTTTCAACTTTAGGTGCAACTTTCAATTTAGGCTTTCTTCCAAGTACCTTTGATAATGCCTTGAATTCAGCAGGGTCAGAAGTAAGATTCCACTCTTTTTTCACTGCCTCCACACCTAATGCATGTTGTTTTTTATCGTATGTCGGTTGCCATTGTCCAAAGTTTTTCTTACCTTGTTCATAATTAGTATCCTGACTTTGTACACCCAAATTCCTTTGGAAATGTGCAAAAGCATTTTTCTTTGCTGTAGGCCAATTTATTCCACCCGAACTATGTGCTTCTTTTAATGGAACATATATATGACCAACTGAAGTTTTACCTTTTGGTATTACCGTTTTTGTCGCTTGATCAACTTGATAATATTCTGCTTTTCGTGAGTAAGGTGAAATAGGTGCTTTTATTTTCCTGTCACGTTTATATACTTGACGTTTAGTGTTCTTCCATTTTTCACCCTTTTGTTTAAGCCAGTTTTTTTCCCTGTTAAAATGCTCCTTTACATCAAAAAAATTTATTTTCTTAGTCAATAAACTTGTCATACTCCCCTAAGACTTTCTGCTTGTGCAGTCTTCTGATTTACATCTGCAGTTGTCTGTGCAAGTTGCATTTGCTGTTGTGCCTGTCTTTCTGCCTGTTCCTGTTCAATCATGGCCTGTACTTCTTCAGGGCTTCTCAGGTTAGATACAGGCACTTGCAGGACTTCGGCAGTATTCTTCAGAATTTCCTGAGTATTAAAGTACATAGGAATTGTCTGATCAATCTGTGCAAGCGGAAGTATCATTTCAAACATCTGTGTCATTGAATTTATCTCTCCACTACGCATTGCAATAGAAACTGGATTTATATATTCAATTACCAAGTTCTCTTCCAGTTCAGGTGGCATTTCAGGTAACAAGTATGATCTAAGAAGTATATTCATTGTACGCCTGATCAAAGGATCAAGAAATTCTGCTTCCTGTCTGGCGAGAATTGGCCCAAGTACAGGCATCCTCTGTCTCATCCTGACTGACACTTCTGTTGCACTGAATCTCATTACATCACCATCTGGTGCAACTGGGCCGGGAAGTTCAAGCAAATCCAAGAAGTAACCTTCCCTGATTGCAGATAAGCATTTTGCACTTAGTCTTTCTGCATAATCTGGTCTTGCTCTTGTTGGTGCTTCAAAGATAGTGTCCTTGCCCCCCAATCCAACTGTGTAGTAATTAATTGCATCAGGAGTAGTATCAAGGGGGTCCAGCAATCCATTGTCTGGTACGAACAATGGTGGAGAAACAGCTTTTTGAACCCCCCTGAGGTAACTCTTATCTACTTCAGTAATAAGCCTGACATCGGGCATTATTTCCCAAGTTGGACCTCTGCCGTAGATTTCCTTGTCGGAGCGTTCCCATCGGGAACAGATATAGGGCATTTCATCAAATGCGCCTACAGAGAGTATATCTTTTCTTTCTTTCAGGTAATGTATTGAAGCATATGCCCTGTTAAAATTAGGAGGCAGATATTCTGCCAGTGTCCATGCAGGATATACACAGTGAACAACATCATATTCTTCCAGCATCTTTGATGACATTGCCTTATCCAGAACTTCTTTTGGAAGATGATTTGGATCAAACCTTGACATAAGGTCTTTGGCAGTCTGCCTGTAATTCCTGTATATTGTGTCAATCTGCATTTCACTGCCTGAACCAAGTATGCAGTCTGCAAGAGGAAAGTTTCTATATCTTGGGCCGAATCCCGGCATATCCTCTACATATATAATTCCTGTACCGAATGCTCCTGCTTCCAAGTAATATTGAAATACTGCACTATGGAAATTTGATACTGGCCTTGATACATGATATTTCACAATCTTTGTTGCTTCTTCCAGCCAGAGTGCAACACTCCTGTTCTTGTCTAATCCTGAGTTCCCAGAACTAAGCCGAAACCATTCTGCACCCATAGGTGTAAACACATTATGGATATTGGAAGCAAAGCGTTTAAGCAGACGCATAGCCGAACCCTCAAAGGCCATCTCCATGCGGTTTGCTCCTCTTGACTGAACCATGTTGAAATCGGCTCTGTGGGGAAGTACATATTCGGCCATTTCCTGCCACTGTCTTTCCCAAGTGGAGCGATCTGTCTTCAGCTTCTCATGTTGCTGATCAAGTATTGATCCTAATTCGTTTATATGTGGCATTTTCTCCTATCCAAGTATAGTTGCACTGCCCGGATTTTGATGATAAAGCCTTGATCTTGGCTTGCCTTTTTGTTTGCGTAGAAACTGGTTTCGTGCAAATGACATTTCATCTACTGAATCCACATTTTCGTAACGTGACTCATCACCTCCTGCTCCAGTCTGTGCGCTACCTTTCCTACTACCTCTTCCACCATAATCTCCAAATTGAGAACCTGAAATATGATGTGAAGCTTTCCTGCTCCAGTCCCTAAACATATTTCCAGTATCTTCCAATGTACCACCTGGCTTTCTGAAGTCAGAATGTATAAGCTGAGTTGTTGAGGGATTATTAACAACTGCTCTTTGAATACCAGTTCCCATATTTGTAAATCCCATTCTGTCTAATTCTGTGCCAGTTAATTGATCTGACATTTCATCGCTCAGTTTCCGTAGTGATCCTTCTTTGCACATATTTACCCTTGTAAAAATATTGATGGTTTCTTATTGTCTTTCAGTACATATTCCTGAAAGTATTTCTGCAACAATGGATAGTATGGGCTGTCTGGTTCACATACCATCAGGTAAGGAATATTTCCATTTTCCCTTTGGATTGAATCCATTGCATTAAACATCATAAGTGAGTCCATTTTTTTTGCTTCTTTTGAGTGCATCCACCAAAACACCAAAGGTACAGTGGCAAATGTCCCAATAATCTTTTTATTCTTTACAACTGCATGATCAATAAAACTTAGATCATGATCATCTTGTTCTCCTGCTTTTCTGCATTCTTCAATATCTTCATCTGAACTTACTGGAATTACTTTTATGTCCAATGTGTTCATGACATATTTCTAGGTGCAAGTATCGTTGGTCTGGTTGCAAGATTAGTTGAGCGTCTATCACGTATTTGCGGTGAAATTCTTCTCTGGAAAGAATTGAGTGCAAAATTTACATCATTCTCAGTAAGAAGAGATGGCGGTGCAACTGATGCTCCAGTACCTCCAGCACCAGTGCTTTCATCCATACTTGCTCCTCCACCGAAAGTATTTTCAAAAGCATCTTGATATACATCTTGAGTTGCACTTATTTGTTCCTCTTTCTCTTCTAAATATCCTTTTGGATCAGATACAAAATCCCAGAGTTCTTCTCCAGACTCGACAACCAATCCTGCCATATCTGATGCTTCTTCCTGAAAGCTTGCCGTTCCTTCTGTTACTTGTCCCTGTAAATTAGTTGCGCCAGACTGAGTTGTTCCAATAGGGTCTTCAGCAAAATCTGTTATAGTTTCATTTGCTTCATTTAGTATATTTTCACCACGTGGTGGTATATCCCCAACATCTTCTGCAACTTCTAATGTTGCAGTCTTAATTTCTTCTGCTGGTTCTCCTGCATCAACATCCGTTGATGTCTCTTGGCCAGTGCCACCACCTGTCATTGTAGTGGTTTCATCACTGCCACCTACTGATACTGTACACATATTATCTCCTATGCATATAATGCTTCTTGATTTTCAAAATAGTTATAGCTGTTAATAGCTTTTCTTGGTCGTTTTTTCTGCTTGCCTAATGATGCATACCTCAAGGACATTGATGCATACCTTGTTGCACTCATCAGGTCATCATTCACTTTGACAATCTTGCCGTCTTTCCTGTGATACATCCTCATTTCCTCAAACCATTCTCTAAGGTAATTGAACACCTTGAACCTTCCTGTCTGCATTCTCTGCAGAACATGCATTATTCCGGGTTCTACTGACATTCCACCTTCAGGGTTCTCAAAGTGCTTGTGTATCATGTTGATACCCTGTTTGCGGTATATCTCAGCAAGTGGTCTTCCTGATCCCTTGTCATGCTGTGAACCATCATGAGGCCACACAACAGGAATCCAATCACCTCTTTCTCTTATTGCCGATGAGTGTACAATTGGAGTTGCAGAGCTTTTCCTGTAACAGTCATAGACAAAAATTATGTCCCTATCCCTATCCCACGCAAGCCATACTACAGCAGTAGGATGATCCCACCCAAAATCTAATCCGCAGATACGTGGCCAGTATTCAGGTATTGCAAAGGGTTCAACTTTCAGGTCTTCTTCAAACACTGGAAATACTGGACCTTCACCCAATACTGGGATACCTTTGGAACGCATCTCTCTTTCATGCTCTGGTATTCCTTCCAGAATCTGCGCACGTATTTCCTCATTCAAATGCGGTGCATCATCCCAAGTTGCATGATAGAGCGCCTGTCCCTTTTTGATCCGTGTCATAAACTGTCGGACAACATCCGTCATGCCGGACTCAGGAGTAAAGGTCATGTATATAAGACCACCTGTTTTTAAGGATGCACGAAGTGCCTGAGAGTAAATATCCTGCGGAGGTTCTTCATCAAGCCATGTAACATCGACTGCCTTACCCATCCACTGCATCTTTCCCTGCTCATAGGACTTGAATTCAAGCTTAGAATTCTTTCCTGATATATGGCGCACCTTAACTGACTGAAACGCATTCGGAACTCCGGGCATTCTCTGCGGAGTACCAACTATCAATTCCTTTGGTATTGTTCCTTTTCCGAACTGCTCTTCATCTCCTGCTTCGCCAAGAAGCT